CTGGTTCGGGCAGTTTGCCCAGTTCGGTGTACTGGTTATCCCAGTCTTGAGGGTTCAAGGGCCAGCCAAGCGCTTCCGACAGTTGCTCACCGGCCATCTGGGCAATACTGCCAAAGATAGCTTGTTGCTGTGGTGTCAGCGGTATGCCGGTGAGTCCGTAGAAGGTTGACTGGTCCATTGAATATCCTCGTTATGTAGTCGGCTCGATTAAGAGACCACGACTGAAGTTACGCCTGCAACGTCGGTTGGCAGGGTGATGGCACTCTTGCGGTAGCCGTAGCCACGGAAGACGAGCTTGTCGCGCTGGAAGGCAGACTTGACAGTGCCGCTTTCCTCGTAGGCAGCCTCGGTGCTCACCTGGAACTGGAGACCACCACTCACGCGACCCATGAAGTTGTCGGGGTTAGCAAGCAGGATGGAACTGTGGACGGTAACGCTCGTGCCCTCAAAGGTGAGTGACGGCTGTTGGCCGCTGGCAGTGTTGAGCGACGGCATGATCTGACTTGGCACGATGACGTACGGCAGGTTGAAGAAGCGCGGTACGTTGTCCTGACCGGTCGTGAAGATGTTCGCCAGGGGACCGTTCGGGCCAGCTTCAAGCGCGTACTTCATGAGCTGCAAGACAGTTGCTTGGGTCATCATGAAGATACCGTTCGGCACCCATTCGACGATCGGAGACCAGACGTCAAGCATCGAGGTCAGCGCATCGGTAGCAGACGTCGAGACGGTGAAGTTCTCGGACTGACCGTTGGCCTGGACCGCAGCCTCTAAGCGGCCGATGATCGACGTTGCCAAAGCTTCGTCGTAAGCCCACTTGTACTGGTTGGTGATGTCCTGCATGATGTCGGCGGCAGAGAAGCGGATAGCGGAAGCGTCAACCGGCGTGACCGATGCGAACTCTTGGAGGGTTTCGCTGTAGGTCTGGTAGGTTGGTAGGCTCAGTGCCTTCAGGTCGTCACCGGTACCCACATCCTGCATGTCCACATCGGTCATGTGCAGGCGGTTCGTGCGGACGATCCAGCTGGTGATCATGCTCAGTGTCTCTTGGAAGTTGAACTTCTCAAGCAACGGTTGGAAGTTAGAAACGTGACCGAAGATCTGAGTGACGAGTTCCGGTGGGATCACGAAGTTGCCGAGGTCGTCAATTGACAGGGCGTTGTACTTCTTGTTGGTCTTCTTCATCTCGTTAAAGTTGAAGTTGTTGATCGCCCACAGTTTCTTGGTGGCTTCAGGGTCGTTAAACTTGTTCGCGCGGTAGGCGGCTAGCATCTGCTCGACGGTGCGCTCTTCCCAGCCCATCTCTTCCAGTTGGCTAGAGGTGTAGTTGAGTTTCTTGTCTTTAGCGCTGGGGTCAGCGTGGAACTCTGGCTCGACGGCAGACTTGTCAAGTAAGTTCTGCGTCAAAGATTCAATCTTCTCGTCAAACTTCTTGTTCTGCGCCTCAAGCGCTGCGTTCAGGGCTTTGCCGAACTTATCAAGTTCTTCAGCTTCGTTCTTAGCGCTGTTGATTTGGCTCTCAAGCGCTTCCTTTTGGTCTTCGGAGACATCGACGCTAGCACCTGGTGCTAACTCAGTCTCAATTTCTTTGTCGGCCGCGTTCTTGTACTTCACACTGATAGCGAAGTCACGGCTGTTTTCTACAGTTACGAATTTCATGTCGTCTTCCTGTTTAGGGTTAGTATTGGTTGCTTCAGCCGGTGGGGTTACCACGGGATCGGCGACGGGTGCGGGTGCAGGCACTTCGGGTTGAGGTGGTTCTGCGGGTGCGGGAGGCGTTATCTCGGGCGCGGGGGTGACTGGTTCGACGGGCGCTACTGGTTGCGGTGTCGGTTCTACCGGCGTGACTGGCTCTTCGACGGCGTTCACGCCAAGCGCTTGCTCGGCTTCTGTCGTGTCGAGGCCGTTCTTACGGGCCGTTTCCAGCGAGTTGCGGTAGAGGCTCATCGTGGCGACCGTGCTGTTGCCGGTGACGACACAGCTCAGACCACAAACCTGGGCGTCTTTGAAGACACCCTCGCTATCGTCATCTTCCTCGTCATATTCAGGCCATGGCCCGTACGTCTCAATCGAGAAGTCATGGGCAAAGCCGTTCTTGTAGAGGTCGTAGGCAATCTGACCGAGGGGGTTTTCCTTGACCGCGAAGGTAATCGCGTTCATGAGGAGTTCGCCGCCGCGCTTGTAGAGCTGGGTCTTCGCGACGATCGAGCCGATAAACGGCGCATGATCGGCCGTGACTGAACCGTTGAACTCGGAGGGGTCCAGCGAAGCCATGTCGTAGCGGGCACCAGAACGCAGCGTTTGGCCATCCATAACCACCTGTCCCATAGGGAAGGTAATCGTGCCGGTCTTGTCATCCGCCTCGAACGCGTTCTTGCTGATCTGGAACGTCTCTTTGTGGAGCGCGCTCTTCGCGTCGGCGTCGAAGCTATTCAGCTCCGGTACGTCGAGGCCAGCATCCTTCAAGTGGTGCGCCAGGTGGTTGTAAACCCCTTTGCGGTCAGCATCGGGGATTTTTGCACCACCGCGACCACCGTTTAAGGCAGCGATACCGGCTGAGCAAGCTTTGGAACTGGCGTCGCCAATACTGCCGTCATCGCCCACAAAGTGATGTGGGAACTTGTAAGCAGACTTGGTGTCAGCATCAGCATCCGGCTCTTGCCACGCATACTCCTTGCGGAGCGTGTCGGCTTTGGCGTCATTAGGAATGGCCTTCTCAGCCTTACCAGCATCCCAAGCATCGTCCGTATCCACGGCCGTCTTGGTGTACTTTATTGCAGGCATTCGTGCATCCTTGAGCCTTGGTAGGGCTCATTAGGTTAATACGCGGATGCTCTGCATTGGCGCTCTCGGGCGCTCTCGGCTTCTCTCAGCCTAACTATAGCCTAAATTAACTTGACTTAAAAGGTAGGCTTTGATTCAGCGGAAACTGCTGCGCCAAAAGAGTTATCAAAGGAGTTCGGATCATCAACCTGAAACTCAAAATGTTGGTGGTGACGAGGACAGTACGCCTTACCGGCAGAGCCGGGAGCTACCTGTACAATTAACTTGCTACAGGCTTCGCCTTTTTTGAGCTTGTCCAGGCTTGGCAACGGGCAGCGGACATCAATCAGTTGGTTGTTCATCACCGTCCTTCTTTGGCTTAGTGGGATGCTTCTTGAAGCCTACGGGGTGTGTCAGGAACAGAGGGTTGTGTTCTATGAACCCCTTTTTGTTACGTTTTGGCGGCACAGACTGCATCTTAATACCTCACCCGCGCGGTGCGGATAATGAAGCGCTCAATATCGTCATACAGTTTGTCTTTGTAGGTAGCGGCGATGTCGGCGTCTAAACTTGGGTCGCTGAACCGGAGGCTCGCAATGTGGCCGTGCGGGTTGGAGACGATGACTATAGATTCTATGGTTGCTGTGTTCATAATATAACCTATTACATAATAATTAGTTGGTAATCACAAGCACAGTTGGGGTGTAAACTTCCGGCCATAACATCCTCAAAAGATACTGACATCTGCCGGACGCCTGTGCCGCCGTCTGCCGTCGTGTACGTTCCTGATACGGTATCACCCACGCTCGCAAAGGCTTGACCGAATGGTATGGGGCCTTCGTCAGCTAAGCTTAAACACATCGGGCAAGGATTACCAGAATGTGTTGTCCATTGTTTATAGGCTTGCTCCATGAGGTTGTTCTGCGCCAGGAACTGCTTATCGGCCTCAAACTGAGCCCTTGAAAACGCGCGATTTGTCTCCGTACGTGCAATCGTTGTCGCCCTGTTAGTCGAGATGCTGTCGCTGTACTTCTGGGTGATGGCACTGACCAACTGCTGTCGGCCTGGACCACTCAGCGCCATACGCCGCGCTTCAGCTAGCACGTCTTCGGGTGTCTGCCCTGGCTTGGCCGTGATGGACTTCAGTTCACCTTGTACGAGCCGATCCGTGGTCGTCCGGACGGTGTTCAGTACATCGCCTAAGACTGTCTCGACGTGTGAGGCGGATGCTTTGCTCGCGATGAGCGTGATGTACTGCTGCGCTTCCGTATCGAGCGAGAACGTGGCGAGCTTGCCGTATTGATTCATGCGCGCGGCCATGTCGGTGGCACCT